ACATTAACATGGAGAATTATGTGTTCTCTGCTAATCAAAAAGAATTTAATACTCCTTTAGAATCAACTGTATTCTATAAGGAAATTAAAAAGATGCAAAAGCATTTTAATATTTCTGATAGTTGGGGCACACATAGTCTAAGAAAAACATTTGCATACTGGACTTTGAAACTTGGAGACAATGACAAAGATACAATGTCTTGTCTACAAGAAATGCTTAATCATAGTAGTGCTAAGACTACATTACACTATAGTGGTATAACAAAAGAAAGATATCAAAAAATGTATGGAGATATTGAAAATCTTTTTGATATAAACTTCAAGTTTGAAAATCAAAATACAAATAGTAATAATTCTAATACAGATAACGATTTGGCTTCTAAGATTAATCTTATCTTAGAACTATTAAATAAAGAGGAGGCGGTCGATAATGTCTAATGAAGGCAGAGTATACCCAGCATATCAAAATATTCTAAAAGAGAATGAGTCTAATTTAATTCTCTTTCAAGAATATGAAAAAGAAATCATAAACAAACATGGAGAAATTGTAAAAAATAAATGGTATTTAATTACCAAAGAAAAAAACGAAAAAGATTTTTTAAATTTCTTTTATAAATCTACAAATGATTTTTATCATAAGATTGTTTGTAGAGCCAGTGGCAAACATTTTATAATTGATTTCTTCTTGTTAGATGGGTTGGGAGAATTAATTAAAGAAAACAATAACTTTAGAAAAGTTTTTAATCTGTTTAAAAAAGATGAAGTTGAAAAATTAAAAGAGTTTTTTAAAAATAAAAAATAAAATTTTAGGAGAATTAATTATGAAAAGAATAAATTATTGGATAGACTGTGCAGCAGGAGAGATTGAAGGACATTTTACAGTAGAAGATGATACGACACAAGAAGAGATTGAAAATATAATAAATGACAAACTTAACGCTAGATTTGATTTTGATGTTGAAGAAGAATTTGAAGATGATGATGATTAATTATGAATAATGATTTGTGACATTTAAAAAATAAAAACAAAAAAATAAAAAAATAATTTTTTAAAAAAGTATTGACAAACAATTTTGTTTGTGATACAATAAGAGAGTAGAGAAATTACAAAGTAAAAAATTATTAAAAATAAAATTTAAAATTTAAAATTAGAAAGTAGGAATTAAAATGACAAACACAAATTTAAAAATCGAAACAATCAATGCAATAGTAACACACGATGGTGTATTCCACGCAGATGAAGTCTTTGCAACAGCATTAATTAAATTAGTGGCAAAATCAAACAATGAAAATAAAATAGAAGTTATTAGGACTAGAAATCCTAAGATACTTCAAGAACATTTAGGCTTAGAAACTTCAATAGTAATTGATGTTGGTAATTCAGAGTTCGACCATCATCAAGAGCTTAAATATAATATAATCAATGGCGAAGAAGTTCCTATGTCATCGTTTGGTTTAGTGCACAAGAAGTTTTTAGAATTAGGCTTAATAATGTTTGATAAGGATTTACAAAACTTAGTTACAGAAATAGACAAGGCTGACAATGGAGTAGCTCCATCAACAGTATCTACACTCATTAGAACATTTACTCCTAACTGGAACGACAAGAGTGATACAGCTATGGAGGATGCGTTTAAAAAAGCTGTTAAGTTTGCAAAAGGAATTTTAAAAAACATGCTTGAAAAAACTAATTCGTCTTTATTAGCAGAAGAAACCATCAAAGATGAAATCCAAAATCTAAAAAAACAAAATGAATTTAAAACAAAAAACAAGAAAAGAAATTATCTTATTCTACAAAGTTTCATTCCATTCCAAGAAACAATAATCAAATATAACGAAACAGTTTCAGAGGAAGATAAAATAAAATTTGTAATTAATAAGAATAAAAATAAATATAACTTACACACAATTAAAAAATCATTAGGCAATTTTGAAAACCATGTAGACCTTATATCTTTAGATATGGCAAAAGAACTAGGAATAAATGTGGACTTCATACACAATAACAAATTCTTTGCTGTAGCTGATAGCGTGGAAAGTCTTGAAGAAATAATATCTATCAGTATGGGCGAAGTATAAAACAAAAAAATAAATTTTAAATTTCTCTTGACATTTGTGATTGAATGTGGTACAATAAAATTCGTCACAAATGTTGAGAGCAAAAAGAAAGAAGGATTTATCATGAAAGAAAAAATTAAAAAAACAATAGCAACATCAACAATAATATTTTTATTATTGTTAGCTACATTATCTCTATCAAGTTGTAACGACAATACAACTACAACTACATCAACAGAAAATTCAAAATCAATTTCAATTTCCGAAAACAAAACAACAACAGAAGAAACAGAGTTTGTTTTTTCCACAGTAGAAACAACTACAACAACAGTAGCTACAGCAAAACCAATAGAAGAAATACTTTCTGAAAAAAATATAGATGTTGAATTAAAGGATTATGTATCTCCAGAATATAATCCAATGATAAAGTCAGTATATAATCTATATACTCTTGAACAAATATATCAGTTAGTACCGTTCTTTAATGAGAACTTCAATCTAAGAGAAGATGGTACAGTTAATCCTAATTTACTTTCTGCGATATCTTTAAGGTACGATATTGCTTGCTTGAAGCCACAAAACGAAAACCTAGAACCAATGGTATATTTGGATATGTTATATTCAGTTAAGACTCAATATTTTAAAGATATAACAATGGATGAGTTGGCAACAATGGGAGTTACATTTGGCAATCAACCAAAAGAAGAAGTATTATATATTCTACAAAATTATTAATCTACATAGCCAAGTTATTAGTCAATAAACCACTAGGCTAAAGACCTAGTGGCTTGCAAAAGCCTTGTTGACTAGCCTTAGTCTTAGTTGACTACGTTATCTTTCATGTAAGTACCCAAGAATAATTTCCTAGTTCTTGGCTCTACTGTGGCTCTGTAAACAGTTCTGAGGTTAGGAACAGTCAACCACATTGTGAAGGTTAGATAACAGTGGCGAAGGAAAACAACTCTGAAAGGAGGAATGCTTTATATTAGCATTCATTATTAATAAGCATGGAAAACCATTAATGCCATGTAAACAAAGTAAAGCTAGGAAACTACTAAAAGAAAACAAAGCAACAATAGTAGGATATACCCCTTTTACAATTCAATTGCTGTATGGTTCAAGTGGTCACACACAAGAAACAAACATAGGCGTTGACTTAGGAGCAAAATATATTGGAATAGCTATTCAATCACAAAACAAAGTAATAGCAAAAGGAACAATAGAATTAAGACAAGACACTAAAAGCAATTTAGAAACTAGAAAAATCTATAGAAGAAGTAGGCGAAATAGAAAAACTAGATATAGAAAAGCTAGATTTCTTAATCGTGTATCAACTAAAAAACAAGGTTGGTTGCCTCCCTCAATAAGAAGTAGGATAAATAATACATTTTTTTGGATTGATAAGTTTTTTATGTTATTGCCTAATCCCAAGTTAAATATTGAAGTAGGTAAATTTGATGTTCAAAAAATGATAAATCCAAACATACAAGGAAAAGAATATCAACAAGGTGAAATGTTTGGATATTATGATATGAGATATTTTATATTAAGTAGAGACAATTATACTTGTCAAGTATGTAAAAAGAGTAAAGATAAAATATTCAACACTCATCATATAGTTTTTAAATCAAAAGGTGGCAGTAATAAGGCTAGCAATCTTATAACAGTTTGTACAGATTGTCACACACATAAAAACCATCAAGATGGCGAGATTTTATGGAAGTGGATGAAAGATAAGAAAAAAGCACCTCAATATAAAGAACCTCCATTTATGAATACATTAAGAAAAAAAGTATTTAGTAAATATCCTAATTCCAAAATAGTATACGGTAGTTGGACTACTCCTAAAAGAAAAGAATTAAAGTTAACTAAAGAACATTATAACGATGCATTAGTAATTAGTGGTATTGATGTAAATTTCACAGATAATGTAGGATTGTTTATTATAAAACAATTCAGAAAAAAGAAAAGAAGTTTGCATGAAGCTACAGCCAGAAAAGGAAGAAAAGAACCTAATAGAGAAGCTAAAAGAAATAACAAAAACACACCTTATTCAAACGGATTTTATTTAAATGACAAAGTTAATGTATTTGATAAAATAGGCTGGATAAGTGGTTTTTGTAGTGGTGGTTGCTATGTAAAAGATATAGAGAATAATTATATAACAATGCCTAATAAGAACTATAAACAAGTGAGCTTTAAAAATTTAAAATTTATAAGCCACAACAATAACTGGCAATTCATCCAACGAAGCTAAAGACTTCGTGGATTTCTTGTAAATATCATTTAAAATTTATTATTATGAAAGACGAGGACTAAACATGAGTGAAGAAATCAAAAAAGAAAAATTAAGCCTAACTAACAAAGGAGTTGCAATTGGTAAGATTGCAGAGTTCAAAAAAAACGAGGCAAACGTTGCCGACGATGGAACTCATTATGTGAATTTGGAATTTGTATTACAGTATTCACAAAAGCCAGAAGATAATATGAAATTTAAATATCGTATCCAAGATAAAGCTTGGGATGAAGAGACTCAAACTTTTTCTAAAGAGAATAAAAACTTTGAACCATTCCTAAAACTATTAGAAGTAATGGAAAAAAATACTATTGTTCAAGTAGGGTGGGAGAATGCAATAAAGATAAAAGTAAATACCAACTTTAAAGCAAACGATTATTACTCCGAAAGAGATGATGAAGTAGTAGAAAATACCATAGTAAACGCTACATCTATAGTTCAAGCAGGTCTAGAAGAAAGATATGCACACCACTTTAATCTTGAAGGCAGGATAGTTGATATTCAACCAGAGAGAATTAAAAACAAAGAAGGCAAATATGAGGAAAGTGGAAGATTAGATGTTACAATAGTTACATTATCTTTTGGAAAAAATGAAGCTATTGTAGTTAAGAATTTAAAAATAGAACAAAAATTTGTAGAAGGATTTCAACTCCTATATCAAGTAGGAGATACTATTATGGTTACAAATGGTATTTTCAAAACACGAGTTGTAAAAATAGATAGGAAAACTGTTGTGAGCGATAGTATGTGGGGAACAGCAGAAGAAGATGATGAGGATGTGTATGAATTTAAAGACCAATCACAATTCATAAACTATGAGAGACACATCAACAATGCTAGTGCTCCTTACGAAGAAAGCAATACAAACTACATTTCAGACGAACTACTTACAAAAGTAAAAGCCGAAAGAGAGATTGCTCTATCTACAATAAAAGAAAAATACCTAAAGAAAAAAGAAGAAGGCTCTAAGAAGTCTACTTCAAAGGTAAGTAGATTTGATACTAAAGTTCCTACCTCTACTACTCCTACAGAAAAGAAAACTTCTAAGTGGTAATATAATAGCTTAGTAATAAATACAATAAGAACATACTTTCCAAAATGGTATGTTCTTATTGTAAATAAAATAAAATTAAATTTTAAATATAGAAATGGAGAATATATGATAAAATTAGATGACTTTTTAAAACCTCAAATAGAACAAATAGCAAAAGGATTAAAGGGCAAGTGCATTACTATATATGGTGGCAACAACTTAGGTAAAACAAAACAAACTACTAAACTTCCTAAGCCTTATGTGTTAGCTTGTGAGAATGGTGGAGTATACAATGTACCAAAGAAAGATATAAGTGAATGGAAAGACTTCTCTCAAGCTGTAGATTTTTTATCATCAGAAAGAACTAAAAAAATAATAAGAGAAAACTATGAGACAATTATAGTTGATGGCATAGAGTCTTTGGCTAATATGTTGAATATATATGTTTGTGATACCTATCTTAAGGGTGCTCCAGACCTAGGAGCTAAAGATAATAAAGACAAAGATTTACAAGGTATAAATGGATATAAGATATATGAAAAATTAATAGGACAAAAGATTACTGATTTAGTCCTATCTGGTTTTACAGTGGTGTTTATAGGACATGAAGAAGAAAAGAAAGATTTTATATCTCTTAAGGGCGAAAAAAGATTAATAGCTCCTATAGTAAATAACTGTGACATAGTTGTTTATCTAAAATCTAGTGGTGTAGATGAAAACTATAGACCTTTAAACTCTACAGCTTATCTATTTCAAACAAAAGATTATTTTGCAAGATGTAGATATGCAGAAGCAAACAATGGATTTGAGTTTACGATAGAAAATCTTGATGCAGAGATTGCTTTAGCTATAGAAAAAGAAGAAGCTAATGGTGGATTTAAGGCACTATCTTATGAAGATAGTGAAAAGATAAGAGAGACAAAAAAAATAAAAGCTAACTTTGAAAACACTTTAGATAAAATATATTCTCACTTAGAACTATTTGAAGAAAAATCTACAGAAACTAATGATTTAATATCTAAAGCAGTTACAATGTATGAAAGTATAATAGGAGTAGGAAAGAAAATATCTGAATGCACTGAAACACAATTAGAAGCGTTAGACATTATATTGTTTAAACTTACTAACTTAGCAGAAGAAAATAATATTTCTATAGAAGAATAGTATTTTAAAGCAAACGAAGTAGAAATCCACTAAGCTAAAGACTTAGTGGATGAATACAAAACCGTAGGAATAACGGGGTTAGCCTGTTGATACTTAGGACAATGGTTCTATTGAGCAGGAAGCCAATTGGTCTTTAGCCAATTGGTAGTTCACAAGAATAGACAATCATTGCTGATTGTCTATTGTGTTTTAGTGGTGAAATTAATAAAACAAGTAGGTGATAAGATGGCAAAAGCCAAAACTAAAAAAGAAAAAACAAATGAAGAACTACAAGACAGTCAAGACTATAAAGACCTTATAGATTATATCTTCAAAAGATTATATGATACTCCACATCCTTTAGTTTATAAACAGATTAAAGAATTTAAAGAACAAGGCAAAACTTATTTTGGTATGCTACATAGTCTTATTTATTTTTATGATATGTTACAAAATGAAAAGAAAGATGATGTATTTGGTGTAGGCATAATAGAATATGTTTATGATGAAGCATCTAAATTTTATCAGCAAATAGAAAAAGAAAGAGAGAGATTATCTACTTTAGATATAGATTTAGAAAATGATATTCAAATTATAAATAAAAAAATAAACAAAGACAAACCTATAAATAAAAAAATAATTAATATAGAAAATATTACAGAAAGTATTGGTGAGTTAGATGAGTAAAGAAATAGAAATTGTAGATATAAAAGCAACTAAACATTTATTATCTTCTTTGATAACTAATCCATCTAATTTAGAAAATACTAAAATATGTTTAGAAGATTTTTTAAATAAAGAATATCAAATTTTATTTTCGGTTTGTAATAATCTATATCAAAATGGTGTAGAAAATATAACTGAAATAACTATTTTAAATTATCTACAGAAATATCCATTACAGTTAGCACTATTTAATAAAGCTAATGGAGAAGAATTACTAAAAGAAATAGTAGAATTAAAAGAAAACAATTATAAATATTACTATAATAAAATTAAAAAAATATCCATGCTTAGAAAATTGGATAAATTAGGATTAAACGTATTGGAGCTATTTTGCAAATCTGCCGAAATCGATGTAAAAGAAAAAGAGCGGATAGAAAATAACTTTGAGAACGCCACGCTAAAACAAATACAAGAATTTTTTAGAGCACAGGTAGAAGAATGTTTTGGAACAATAGAACATCAAGACATAGAAACTATACAAGCAGGAGATAATATTGACGAGACTATCGACAAATGTTTGGCAGGAGAAATATGGGGAATACCTTTTGCCTCTGAATATTTAACTACAGCAACTTATGGTAAGAATAAAAAGATGTTATATATTTATTCTACTCCTAGTGGTAAGGGAAAGAGTAGAAACGCTTTAAAAGATTTTGCATTCTCTGCTGCAAAAGAATTGTATAATCCATCTACAAAGAAATGGGAAACTAATGAACTATATAATAGCTACAATGGTGGAATATATATACAATATGAGATGGATAACTATATGGAAGTACAACCTATTCTATTAGCTTACATAGCCAATGTAAGTACATCTAAGATTAAAGAAGGTAGGTTGTCAATAGAAGAACTACAGAGAATTAGATACGCAGGGCAAGTAATTAAAAATTCTAAGATGTGGTTAGCATCTGTAAAAGAATTTACAATTGAAAAGATTAAAGCTGTTGTATCTGAATATAAAAGAAAATATAATATCGATGAAGTATATTTTGATTACGTTTCTGAAAATCCACACTTGATTGCAGAATATGCAGATAAGGTTTCCGCAAGAATAGGAATAAGAGTAGACATGGTATTAACCAATTTATCTACAGCTTTAAAAGAAGAAATATGTATAGGCTATGATGTAGCAGTAATAACATCTACTCAAATCACAGGCAACTGGAGAGAAATGAGAACAGAACAGTTAATACAAGGTGCTAAAGCAATTATCAATAAGGCTGATTATTGGTGGTTATTATTGCCTATTACTCCTGCTGATAAAGAAAAAATACAACCATTACTAAGCAAGAGCAATTATATTCAAGAGCCTACACACTTATTAGCTATGCAAAAGGGTAGAGGTAGTAGATATGATAGTTCTCTATTGTGGCTTAACATAGACTATGGTACAATGCGTAGTCATGATTGTTTTGCAACCAATAGTGAATATGAATATATTAAAATGCCTAAGACTATTATTAAAAACAAAAAAGAAAAATAGAAAAGAGTTTTTTTATTATGGATGTGAAAAAAGAAATAAAAGAAAATATAAATGAAGAAAACATAATAAAAATATTAAAACATTACAATTGTAATCCTGTGGTAAACATTAACGAATATATAATATTTCCTAGTGTTTGCCACAATAAAATATCTTCACATAAATTATATTATTATAAAAGTTCTAAATCTTTTTTCTGTTATTCTAATTGTGGTAGTATGTCTATATTTGATTTAATAATGGAAATAGAAAACACAAATTTTAGAAATGCTTTAAAAATATTGTGTGAAATATTAGATATAAAATTTTCAGAGGGATTTCAAATCCCAGATGAAGACGATACATTCTTAACACAAATACAAAAAAAGAAAGATGAAGAATTAGAATTAGAAAAGCAAAAACAATTCTTCATAGACGAACAGGAACGCACATTAAGGATAGAGTTAACTCCTATTAATAAAAGAATACTACAATATTTCTCAAGCGATTTAAGCTATTGTAAGTGGCTCTATGAGGGATATGAAGAATTTGCATTAAAACAATTTGAAATTAAATCTCATATTATTGATGGAGGAATTATAATTCCACATTTTAATATTAATAATAATTTAGTAGGAATAAGAACAAGAAACTTCGGCGATAAAGAAAAGTTCTTTGGTAAATACACTCCACTATATTTAGATATGACAATGTATAAACATAGTTTAAGTTATAATCTTTATGGACTAAACTTGAACAACCACACAATCAATAATTCTAAAAGATGTGTGATAGTAGAAAGTGAAAAGGCTGTAATCAAAGCTAAGCAATGGTTTAAAAATTTTTCTATTGTTATAGGAGTTTGTGGTTCTAATATTTCTTATTGGCAAATAAATACTCTTGCTAAGTTAGGAGTTAAAGAAATATGTTTTTGTTGGGATAAAGATTATAGAGATGCTAACGAAAAAGAAAATTGGAGAACTAAAGTTTTAAAAATTTATAATAAAGCAATTAAGTTTATCGAAAGAAAAGAATTTGATATTAGACTAACAATAATAGATTACGATACTGTAGAAAATAATATAGAATATAAATCCAATCCTTTTGATTTAAACACGCCAAATGTTTATAAGCAACTGTTTAAAAATAGAATAGCATATGAAAATATTTAAAAATAAATTAGAAAGAAATAGGAATTAAAAATGAACAATCAACCATTGAAATATAATGTAGTTAATAAAGAGTTAGACTTAAATAAAAAACATTTAAACCTTTTGGAAACTATATTAAAATATTATGAGATTGAAAATATAAAAGATTTTATATCTCCAAAGTTTTCAAATACTCACGACCCTTTTAAGTTAAAAAATATGCAACAGGCTATTGAATTATTATTTAATAGCTTAGATAAAAAAATATTAATGGAGCAAGATAGTGACTGTGACGGTATAACATCTTTTAGTATTATGTACAACTTCATTAAATTAATTAATCCTAATACTAATATAGATTACTATATACATGATGGTAAGAAACATGGCATAACAAAAGAAGTCGTAAAGAGAATTAAGAAAGAACAAATAGAATTACTAATTGTTCCAGATGGTGGAACTAATGATGTTGAGCTTTCAAAAGAAATTTCAGAATTAGGTTGTAGCATATTGATTATAGACCACCATCCAATTGATAATGATAATCCATATGCTACTATAATTAACTGTAGGGATAAACAATATCCACATGAAAATTTAAGTGGTAGTCTTATGTGTATAAAATTTATTGAAGCTTATGAACAAACTTATTTAAAAAACAAAATGAAGTCTCAAAGATTTTACTCTAAACAGTTCTATGACTTAGGTGGTTTAGGTGCTATAGCAGACATGATGGACGTTAGAGAGCTCGAGACAAGATATTATATGATTGAGGGTTGTAAACAAATCAATAATGAAGCTCTTAAAGAATTAGTAGAAAAGAAATCAGATGAATTTAATCTAGGTGTGACAATTCATAACTCTGCATTTACAATAGCACCTATGATAAATGCTATGTGCAGATATGGTAAGATGGATGAAAAAGAAACTATGTTAAAAGCTTTCTGCAATTTCAAAGAAGATATAGAATATCAACCTAGGAGAAAATCTAAATCAGACCCACAACCACCAAAAGAAATTCATTCACTACAAAAAACTGCTGCAAGAATTTGCTTTAATGCAAAGACAAGACAAGATAATGCAGCTAAAAAGATTGAAGAAACAATTAAAGTTGAAATTGAAAAATTAAAACTACAAAAAAATAAAGTAATTGTTTTTATTGACAATCAAGATATTATTTCTTATGAAGATAAATCTCTTACAGGTTTATTGGGAAATAAATTAGTATCATACTTTGGTAAGCCTGTAATTATATTAAGACAAAATGAAAACAAACATAATAAAGAAAGTAATTCACCTTACCTTTATCAAGGCTCTTGTAGAAGTAGAGGGAAAGGAAAATTAGAAAGCACAATAGAATATTTCTCTAGCCTAAACTTATGCTTATGCCAAGGACAGCCCAATGCCTTTGGAGTTACATTTTACTCCTTAGAAGATATAAATACTTTTGTAGATATATGTAATAAAGAAATTACAGACGATGAAGTGGTAGATGTATCAGAAGTAGATTTTGTAATTGATGCCGCTCTATTAAAAGAAAAGAATGTTGTTGAGATTGCAAGTGCTTACAATATTTGGGGAGGATGTATTTCTAATCCTAAAATACTTATTAAAAACTTACTAATAAACAATATGGAAATAAATGGAGTAGGAAAAGAAGGTAGCGATTATAAAGGTTATATATCTTTTATTTATAATGGGATAAAATTTACAAAAAAATATTGTAACAAAGATGATTATGAAAACATGATGTGTAGACCAGAAGAATGGTTTGGCGATACACCAGAACAAATAATTAAAATGGATTTGTTATGTGAGTTTTACGCAGATAAATATGAGGATGAAGTTTATTATAATGTAAAGATTAGAGACTTTTATTGTGAGGCTGTTGAGTTTGTGGGTAGAGTTGATAAACCAAGAGCTAAGAAAGAAACTGTAGAAGATGTTAAAGTGATTGAAGAAGTTATCAAAACTGAAAACAAACCTATAGAAACTCCAACTAAAAAATTCGATAGAAGTAAGTGGTAATTATTTATAAAAATAAATTTTCAAAATATACCAAAATCACTTGACATTTGTTATATTTTGTGATATAATATATTAGTGAGAGAAATCTCACCTTTCATAATAATTCCTTCTATTAATTTTATTTTATATTATTTTTAAATACACTTGCTATTTATAGTAGGTGTATTTTTTTGTCTATTTGTGTTCACATCATATGAAGGCACAATGAGTTTGTCATTCCGCATTTACGCACATAGTTTGAAAATAGAGCCACAGATTTTTTCAACTTTGAATTAAAAATAAAAAGTAAAAAGTTTTTTTCAAAATAAATACCCTTAGCTATTGACAAATGAATTTATGTGTGATATAATAAGGTTAAAGAAGAAAGGAGTGATTAATATTGAATGAAAAATTTAAAAATCTACCATTCACATCGATACACAATCATACAGACGATAGCAACCTACGTGGCTTAGACTCCACAATTAAAGTAGAACAATTAATCAACACAGCTATCTCATTAAATTATAATGCTGTAGCTATTACAGACCATGAATGTCTGTCAAATCATGTTCAAGGAATATTACATTTAAAAAAGCTTCAAAAAAATAATAAAGCAAAAGATTTTAAATTATTATTAGGAAATGAAATATATTTAGTTAACTCGATAGAAGGAGTAAAAAATAAAACTGATAAATATTTTCATTTTATTTTAATAGCTAAAGATGAAATAGGACATGAACAATTAAGAGAACTTTCCTCAATAGCTTGGAACGGAATGTATAAGGCTCAAAACATTGAGAGAGTTCCCACTCTTAAGTCTACCTTAAAAAGAATTGTAAGTGCAAATAAAGAACATTTAATTGCATCTACAGCTTGTTTAGGTGGTGAATTACCATTTCTAATAAATGAGTATTTAACTGATTTAAGAGACGAAAACAAGAAACAAAAAATAGAAAATTTCATCTTAGAAATACAAGAATTATTTGGAGATGATTTATATTTTGAATTGCAACCTGTATTGGACGACAATACTCAACAATCTTATTTACAAAAATCAATAAATAAGATGTTAGTAAAATTAGGTGAAGTGTATGGTGTAAAGTGTATAGTGACTACAGATAGCCACTATCTAAAAAAAGAACATAAATTGTTGCATTATAATTTTCTTAACTCTAAAGAAAATGAAAGTAGGGAAACAGGAGATTTTTATAATTCAACATATATGATGGAAAAAGAAGAATTATTTGGATATATTTCAAATCATATTGAAGAAGAAAAAGTATTTGAAATATTTAATAATACTATGGAAATTTACAACAAGTGTAAACAAATAGATTTACACAAAGATACCATTGTTCCAGAAGATAAAAAAGGTGGAAAGTTTGTTATCCAACATATTTTTAAAGAGTATTATGAAAAATATCCTTATATAGAAAAATTTAATAATGATGAAAAAGATAGAAGATTATTACATTTAATTGAAAAAGGTTTTATTGAAAAAAATCAAGAATTTAATGAAATTAATCTTTCTAGAATTAACACAGAATTGATGCACATATACAAAACTTCTGAAAAGATTAATGAAAAATTATCAAAATATTATACACTTACAAACAAATTAATAGAAATTATTTGGAAAAAATCTTTTGTAGGTGTAGCTCGTGGAAGTGTTACAGGATTTTATATCTGTTATTTAGCAGATATAATTCAAATTAATCCCATTGAACATGGGCTACATGAGTGGAGACATCTACATTTTGAAAGACCAGAGTTGCCTAAACATTATTGGGCGTTAAGTGTGAACCTTGCTAAAGGGTGTGTTAGTGACTTAAGTTATTAATGCTAATGGTATCAGTTGAATAAGACTTCTACACAAGCCTTACAAGGAGATTGTAGAAATTAAAAAGACGAAGTAGCTGACTAAGAGAGCCTAAGGTCTAGAAATAGATAGCTGGTAATACCATGCGAAGTCTATTAAAATATTAATAGAAACGTTTAACGACTATTCCGTAAGGAAGTAGTGATAGAGATAAGCACTATCACGAAGTGCATTTATTTGTATTGTTGTGAAATAAGACAAAGAGATATAGTCTAAGCCCACTATTAAATTAGTGTTAAAGTATTGTGAAAACAAGGGTATAATTGGATATAGATATAGACACAGAACAACGTTATAGAGCAGATATATTAGCTTTATTGCAAGATTACTTTGGTTATGAGAATGTTTTAAATTGCATGACTAAAGGTAAAATTAAAACAAAGAATTGTATTCTTACAGCCTGTAGAGGCTTAGGAATTGACAATAATATCTCCAAAGACTTAACAAGCTTAATTCCCCATATAAAAGGTGGAGATTATTCGCTAGAAGATGTATTTTTTGGAAACGAGGAAAAAGGTTTCAAAAAAGTGGATGAATTTATTGAAAAAATTAAACAATATGAAGGATTAAAAGAAACAATGTTTCTTATAAACAATCTCACAGATAAGCGTTCTGTTCATGCATCTGCAATTTATATATTTCAAGATGGATTTTTAAAGCAAAATTCTTTAATGAAAAGTTCTAGTGGAATACCTATTACTGCATATACTATGTCAGATAGTGATGAAATGGGTGGATTAAAGATGGATTTTTTAACAATAGAAGCATTAGATAAGTTACATAATGCTTTAGATATGTTAGTGGAAGAAGGTTTAATTCCCAAAGAAAAATCAGTAAAAGAATTATATGATAGTAATATTCATCCTAAACTATTAGACTATAACAATCCTAAAATTTGGGAACTATTAAATCAAAAGAAAATCATGGATGCTTTCCAAATGGATAGCTTAGCAGGAATAAATACTATTGAAAATGTACAGCCAGCTAATCTAAGAGAGCTTGCATTAGCTAACTCTCTAATGCGTTTACAAGGCGAAGTATCACCAATGGAAAAGTATTGTAAACATAAGAAAAATCCACAACTATGGTATGATGAGATGAAAGAATATGGATTAACTCCTAATGAAATTAATCTATTTGAAAAACATCTAAAAGATAGTTTTGGGATTTCTGCTGAACAAGAACAAGTTATGTTGCTGTCTATGGACAAAGAAATTTGCGGATTTTCCATAGGAGAAGCAAATGCCTTAAGAAAAGCTATAGCTAAGAAAAAAGACGACTTAGTTAAGCCAATCAAAGAAAAAGTTTTTCTTAAAGCCCAAGAATTAAATAATAGAAAAGAAGTGGCTAATTATTTTTGGGAGACTCAAGTTGTTCCACAATTAGGTTATGCTTTTAGTGTAAATCATACTGTCCCATATAGTGTTATATGTATTCAAGAAATGAATATCGCATATAAATATATGTTATTTTGGAATACAGCCTGTTTAAATATTAATTCATCATCTGTTGCTAATGAAGATGAATTAGAAGAAGAATTAAATGAAAATATGATTGATATTTCAGCAATAGTTGAAGATGACGAAGAAGAAACGCAAACAACTATTAAAAAACAAGCAAAAACAGTAGACTACGATAAAATTTCTAAAGCTTTAGGATTATTAGGTAAAAGCAATATTTTACCACCATTGATAAATAAAGCTAAATATAGTTTTTATCCAGACACTAAGGAAAATAAAATTCTTTATTCTTTAAATGCTATATCTAATGTAGATGAAAATTTATTGGATTTTATATTCTCTAATAGACCTTTTGTAAGTTTTGATGATTTTTATGAAAAGTTTATGACTCTAGTTAACAATAAAGAAATTAAATTAAAAAAGAAAGCTATAATAAATTTAATTAAAGCAGGTTGCTTTGATGAATTTGGTGAAAAAAGAGAAGATTTAATTAAAAAGTTTATTCTTAATTTTACTCCAAATTATAGTTTTGATGTAAATAAGATTCCAGAACTTATGGAAAACTTTTCTGAAATATTTGATACCGTAGACAAAGAAACTTATGATAAATATAGTGTTTGTAAAAGATATTCTACATATGTTCTAAAAAATAATAAAGTCTTATTACAAACAGGCAAAGGAGACACTACAAAATGGTTAGAAATTATTGAAGATGATGAGATAGAATTTTTTGAAAATAACTTTAAAGATAATTTTGAGGAAGAAAAACATTATATTTCAATAGAAGATGGATATTCAGTTAAATATGGTAGCTTAAAAACCTACTGTGACAAAACAATTGAAGATTTAATAAATAAGATTAAAAATTCAAACTTAGATGAAATGAAAGAAAAGATGAAAGAAAAATCTTATAAAGAAATATTTAATAAACTATGTGGACATAACATTGATTATTCAAGATGGGAGTTTGACAGCCTAGTAACTTATTTAAATTCTCACGAATTAGAAAAAGTAAATTTAAAAGCTTATAATATAGAAAATTTCAATACAATCAACGATAGTGAAATATATAGAATTGCAGGAACTGTATTAGGAATAAATAAAAATAAGCATTTAATTTATTTGTTAACAACAGATTATTCAGTAGTTAATGTAAAATTTTATAATAAAAATACATTTTTACATTATAATTCAAGCTTAGATGCTAACGATAATAAAGTAGATAGTTGGTTTAAAAGAGGAACAATATTGATGATTACAGGCAGAAGAAACAATGACTTATTTTCAGCTTGTAAGCCTTTTAAATCAAATCACTTAAGTCATTTTATTATAAAAGTTTCTAAGATTAATAATAATGGCGAAATACAAACAGAAACAGAAAAGTGAGGCATTTATGACAAATAAAAAACTAAAACATCTTCAAAACCATATATATGGGATTAAATCAACAATAGAGGAATTAAAAATTATAAATAAAAATAAAGACAATATTTATGCGTGGAGAGAAAAAGTGTTAATATATAATTTATTATCAAATTTAAAACATAGTTTGAAAATTTCAAATGAATTATATTCTAGCTTATTATTTTTATTTTTTAGAGCGACAAAATGTAAAAATAATATAGCACAAGATTTTAGAGTTGGTGTAAGAGCTAATATTATAGATAGTATAAATAAAATTGACTCTTATAAAGCTTTCAATATAAAAACTATGTTATTATTATTGGAAAGCAATATAAAATCAATAGAAAAAACTTTAGAAAAATTTATATAGAGTGAGGTAGAAGATGGAAGAAATTAAAGATGAATTTAAAATAGTCGAAACAAAAGACTATAATCAATTTGAAAAGAAAATTAATATAGCAAAAGAAAATGGAGAAAACGCATTAATTGTTGAACCTTTGTTTAGAATTTATCCTAAGAAAGATGCTAAATTTGAAAAAGGTTGGTGTATAATTTCATGGAAAATTATAAGAAATTTATATTCTCCAGAACCTATAAAAGCTGATAGAGTTAATCAAATTGTTACCGTAGGAGAAATAGCTTTTAATCCGTTTCCTTTAGAAAACGAAGAAAAGAAACAATTTTTTCTCAAGTGTAAATTAGAATATAATGAAAAATTTAGTAGAGAACAATACTCTACTAAATTATGCGAAATGTTTTTAGACTTAAATAATACTGAAAATCAAAAGAAATATCTAAGAGAAATATTAACTGAAAATCAAGTAGAAAATATGTATGAAACTTTAGAAAACCCCTTTGACAGTATTTTTGAAAAAGATATCGTATCTTTAATGAAAGTTAAAGGACTGGGAGAAAAAACAATCGAAACACTAATTGGTAAATATAACAGCCATTTAGAAAAAAGTATTTTGTTAGTTGAATTAGCTGAATTAGAACTTTCAGATGAACAAATTGATACAATGTTAACAGGAGTTGAAAACTTTAGCGAGTTAATCATGACAATGAGAAGAAATCCTTATTCATTAATAAAGAAAATCCCTAGATTAGGATTTCTAAAAGCTGATATGTATGCTAAAAAATTAGGTTTTGATTTGACATCTGTTCTAAGAATAGGTTCTTATATTCAATATTTTCTACATGATAATCTTGAAAATGGAAATGCTTGGGTTTATGCTTATGAATTAAATCAAGCTATGGAAAAAGATTTAGACTTAGACATTAATTTCAAAGAATTTAGCATGGATGAAAAATTAACAAATGGTTACACTAAAGATAATAACATAGCAGAAACAATGTATAGATTAGAAAATGGCGGAGAAATTGTAGTAAGAAATAATGAAAATTCTGATATGAGAAGAATTGTATTGTCTTATTATGTTGATATTGAAAAAAAGATTGCTGAAAGATTAGCTAACATTTCTTACTATGAGTATGAAAAAACAATAGAAGATGCAGAAATAAGACTAAAAGAAATGGAGGAAATTACAGGATTATCTTGCAACGAAAAACAAAAATTAGCTATAAAATATGCTTTAGAAGAAAAAATATTAATTATAACAGGTAAAGCAGGAACAGGTAAATCTCATACTTTGAAAAACCTATTAGCTGCTTTAAATGAAGAAAAAATAAGTCAAAATTTACCTAGTAATATTCAAAAAAGAGAAAATCAAGAAGATGAAAATTATTCTAAGGCAATATTAGTTTCATTCACAGGTAAAGCAGTAGCTAGAATGGCAGCTGCAAGTGGAATTGAAGCCAAAACTATTAATAGATTAATAGTTGAACTAAAAGGCAAATCAAAAGAAAAAATAGAACAAGATATTATTATTATAGATGAGTTCACAATGACACCTGTAGAGCTATTCTGTGAGTTTTTATCTTATATTAAGCCTAGTAGTAAGCTAATCTTACTAGGCGATATACACCAATTACAGAGTATTGGTGCAGGTAATTTAGGATATGATTTATTAAACTTTGAGGGAATTAAGCACATTGTTTTAACTGAAAATATGAGACAAGATGGTGAAAGTAAAATAATTGAATTTTGCGATAAAATTCTACTAGGTAAGCCTTTTTTACCTACTTTTCAACCTGGTGATGATTGTGATTTCTTTACAAGTAATAATTCAGAAAGTTTAAAAGAAAATATATTAAATACTTTTAAAGAGATGTGGCACAATAATATAATAGAAAATAAACAAGATTTTCTATTTTTATCTCCTGTAAAAGAAAAAGGAGAGCTATCTTGTCTGTCTTTGAATAAAGCAATTCAAGAGATTATTAATCCACAGAGTATGATAGATGAATTTATAAAAAAAGAAATTCCTATAACGTATAAAAATGAAGCTAGAAATTATACTCTAAGAGTTGGAGATATAGTTATTAATTTAGTTAATAATTATACAGCAAAAAACATAAATTTATCCACATTTAAATTAGCAAAAGAAAAAGATATGAATATAAATTGGAAAGAAGAAAAAATAAATTTCATAGAAAAATATATTGCTGACAATCCTAAAGAATTAGAAAAACAAAAAAACACAATAGCAGACGAAAACAAAGGTAAGTTATTAATGGAAACAGCTATATTTAATGGTTGGCTTGGAGAGTTAGTTTATTTAGATGAAGTTAATAAAGAAGGTATTTTTAAATTTAATGAAGGTTCAGGATTATATGTGTTTGATTTTGAAGATATTAAAGATAAAATAACATTAGGATATTCAATTTCTACACATAAATCTCAAGGAGGGGAGTGGAAATATTTATTTTTTGCATTAGATTTTAGCAGCTATAGCTTACTAACGAGAGAAATATTATATACTTCTGCATCACGTGCTAAGAAATTCTTGTTTTGTAGTGTAAATGAAAAAGCTTTTAATCTAGCTTTAAAGCAAGTTGATACTAAAGTTAGAAGAAGTGAATTATTACAGCATTTAGAGAAAGAATACAAAAAACTATAAGAAAATTCTACAGAAAATATTCGCAAAATCTAATAAATTTTCTTGACATTTGTTAGATTTTGTGATATAATAGTAAGTACACATCTTATAAGAAAGGGTGATATTTTGGTTTTTATAATAGGCAAACAATCAAGTGGAAAAAGAGATTTATACAATCACTTAATTCAACGTTCTTTAGGTGTCAAAAAAGTATTAAAATTAAGACCTTTAAGAATGGACACAAATAAGTCTTTAGTAGAAGCAGGAAGTACAAGAGGATATAATTATTTATCAAAAGAAAAAATGAAAAAAATATTAAAAAACTCAATGGAGAGAGAAAAATATTTATTTATTTTTAAAAGAGGTAAAAAACATTATTATGCTCTTGAGAAGAAAGAATTTAATTATCGTGATACTATAGTCTGTACGCCAAATCAATTTATGATTATTTACAAATACATTCTTGAGACAGAGCAAACAGACTTAGATATTACAATCATTTATTTAAAAGTAGACGAAAATACAAGGCTTATGAAAATGCTTGAAAATGGAGAAAGAATTAATGAGATAATGAAAAGAGAGAATGGTGATAAATCTCAATTCACTCATTTTGAAAAAGAAGTTTTAGGCAAAAATGAAAGATTAAAAAACAATACAATTGCTATTGAAAACAATGGCTATTCTTTATCTAATGTTGAAATGGAAACATTTATAATTAAAGAATTAATTAAAATGGGTAAAACTTTTTATTTAAGTGACTTAAAAATGCTTAAGTTAGAAAAAGAAAAGTTAAGATACAAAAAATATCGTACCACAAAAAGAAGAATAAAGAAGGAGACAGAAGATGAATTCAAATTTAAACTATAATCAATTTAAAAATTCAATCAAGTTAGAAACAAAAAATGAGGGCAAATTAATTACTAAAAGAGATGGCAACAAATCTAAATTTAACATTCATAAAATATTTTTAGCTGTATTAGCGGCTTTAAAATCTTCCAAAGAGGGAGATACAGAACAAGCACAAAATATCACAAAAATAATTGATGATACTCTATCGTATGTAGAAAATATCTCAGTAGAAGATATACAAAATATAGTAGAAAAAACATTAATGATTGAAGGTTTTCTAGAAACAGCTAAAGCTTATATTATTTATAGAAAAGAGCATCAAGATAATAGAGAATTTCTCGATTTGTTGATGGAAAAAATCAAAAGAATATCAGTAGAGACTAATAAAGATAATGCTAATATAGGACATAGTCCCGCTAGTAAAATGTATCAAATAGGTGCAGAAGCTAGCAAAGCGTACTATAGAAAATATGGTATTCCTAAAAAAATAGTTAAAGAAGTGGTAGATGGATTTATCCACCTACATGATGAGGATTACTTTGATAAAACAATAAACTGTTTATCAATTCCTCTTAAAAAGATTTTAACCAATATGTTAAAATATCCTTTAGAATACACCACATTAGCTAATCCTAAGCGTATAGCAACTGCATCAAGCTTAGCAGGTATAATTCTTCAAAGAATTTCAAATGATGTCTTTGGCGGCACTATGTTGCCTAATTTAGATATTTGTTTTCAAGAGATGATTGATGAAGGATATTTAGAAAAACCTACAGAAAAAGAAGTTCAACAAGCTATGCAAAGTTTAATTTGTAATTTACAAACTTTACGCTCAAGAGCAGGAAATCAAATCCCATTTAGTTCAATTACTTTAGGATTAAGTTCTGGT